CGGGTGACTAAGGTCCAGCCGCCGAGGCCTGCGGTATTTCCCCGCCAGCAGGCCCAGCCCGCAGATCGCTGATCTACGACTGAATCCACCACTGCGGCCGAGGTCAGACGCCAGCGACGCATGCTGGCCGCGAGGTTTGTGGCGGCCAGCGTCGGGTGCGACACTGTGCCGACGGAGGTGATTGGCAGCCCTTCGGTGGTGATCGTAGTGGTGACCGAGGGCGACCAATTCGCAATGCGGTTCACTCCGAAATGCGGCTGCAGCGGGAAATCCCGCCCTGACGGGCGCATGACATCGACCCAAGGCGCACCCGCGCGGTTGCGGGCATAAACAGCGATCTTGCCGGTCGGCGGCGGAGAAGGGGCCGCTGCCAGCCCGGGCAGGATGGTGGGCTGCGGCAGTTCGACCTGACCATTATTGCGGTCGATGGTGATCGCATCATAGAAAGCAGAGCCATCCGGGCTGACCTTGAAGCTGAAGTTGTCGCTGCCTAGCAGCCCGATCAGCGCGCGAACTGAGAATCCGGTCTTGAAGGCAAAGGCGGCGTCATTGGTCGGGGCGGCCTTGTTAACGGTCGCTTCGATCCCGGCACCGGCGTTGTTGAACAGCATGGCCGGGGCGTTGATCGACAGGCGGTTGTAGCTGTCGGCAGTGGCCCCGCCGAGCCCTAGCAACTGCGCGGTGAGGGCGGCCTGAGGCATCCCGACCTGTGTGACGGCATTGGCAAAGGTGACCGTCGGCGTGTTCACCACCATGGTGCCGCCAGCGCCCGCGGCGACCGGGCCAATGTTCACAACTGTGGTCGATCCCGACGCGCCGCCGGTGCCGAGGTTCAAGGTCTTGGTGACGCCGGTCGTCGTTACCCCGGTGCCAAGCCCATAGGTGGCAGTCGTGGTCGCGGTGCCGATCGTGGCAGCCGCGGCCGATACCGACACGGTTCCCGATGCCGTCAGGGTGCCGGAGAAGGTCTTGTTGCCGGTGAAAGTCTGGGTGCCCGCGAGGATTGCCAGCTCGCTGGTTGTGTTGGGCAAGGTGAAGGTCCGGGTCGTGCCGGTGGTGATGCCCGCAAGCTCGAACACCGCCTTCTTGGTCGGATCGGCGTCATCGGTCAGGGTGAAGGCGGTGTCGGCCACGCCCGCCGCCAACAGGGCGCCGATCAGGGAAACCCATGATCCCGCGCTGAAGATCAGCGAGGTCAGCGTCGCTTCGTTCCAGGCGAGCCAGCCGTCTTTCGGGGTATAGAATACCCAGGCCCCGTCTTGCCAGGCAGCGATCTGGGCGGCACGGCCTGCCCGGAGGCCGGTCGGCGCGGGTCCGATGATCCAGCGTTGGCCGTCGGCGGGCGCGCTCGGCGGGGCGGACAGGACAGCACTTTCGACTGCGATCTGCACCAGCACGTCAAGAAACCGCAAGCCCTCGTTCACCGTGACATGCTTCTGCGATTGGCTGGCCCCAAGATAGGGCAGCGCAAGGTTCGTGGATTGGCTCATGCCAATGCCTCCAAAGGTTACGGGTAAGGGGTCAGACGAAGGCTTCGGCGGTGGCACCGCGGCCCAGCGCGCCGATCTGATAGACGCGGAAACGCAGCGTTGTGACGGGCCCGCCGAAATCGGCGACCATCATTGCGGAGGTGTAGAGGAACGAGGGTGCGGCAAGGCCGGACACTGTCCGTACGACCGCCACGCCGTTGAGGATTTCCAGATCATAGGCTTCAACTGTCTCGCCGAGCGGCACCTCGACCAGAACCCAACTATCGCCACTGCTTGCCCGAGTGCGCCGCAGCCATGTCAGCAGCATGTCGCCGCCGGGCTGCGGCACCCCGCGCAGCTGCGCCGGGCTGAATGGTTGCAGGCCTCGGCCCGACGGCGTGAAGGCCAGTTGTAGGTTCAGTGGATCGGCGGCCGCCACCGACGCTGGACCAATCCGCCAGTTTGCGGGCAGGCCGATATCGCTTTCCGTGATGGTGATCGGCACCACAGCCGTGTTCAGCACCACAACCCGCGCCCCGGCCGGGGCCGGATTGGCGATGGCGTCCTCGGTGCCAAACTGGCCGCGCAAGAGGTGGGTCAGTCTCCAGCGCCCCGGGCTTTGCAGCAAGGCGGTGCCAAACTGGATGATTTCCCAGATGCCGGGGGCGGTCTCGATGGCGAGGGGATTGCCACCGGCCAGCAAAGCCTCGTTGTCGAGGCTAGTGAAACTCCCCGAGGCGACATCCACCCGCAGCTCGTTGCCATCATCAAAGCGCCAGACCGGCCCGGCGTAGAGATCAAAGGCCAGCGTCCCAAGCCGTGCGGGCTGCCCGACCGTGCCCAGGGCCGTGAAACCATCACTGGACAGGCTGCGCCAGATCAGCGCCGATCCATACCACGGGGCGGCAAAGACCGCGGCATAGGGGCGATGTGATGGGATATCGTCGGCTAGCTGGGGCAGGTTCATTAGGATCGCAGCCGGTGGGCCGAACACCGTCGGCGCGATAAAGGCCGGGGTACGTTCCGGGCCGGGCGGCAGATCGTAGAGGGTCTGATCGGTGCGCTTGGCCTCGATGCGCCGCGCGCCGCCGTCATTGATCCGGGCCAGAACATAATCCGGGGTGCGGCCGTCATGTTCCAGGCGGATCACGTCGGTGGGGTCCAGCGCGAGGCGCGACGGCGGAAGGGCAAAGGCGGCATCTTCACGGCCAACCCATTCCTCATAAAGCGCGCGGCGGGCGGCCCGGTCCGCCAATGCGGCGGGATAGACGATCGGAAACTGCTCTGTCCGAACCCGCGCCGTGTCGACCGTGATGCGCCGGGCCTCCACCGACAGCGCCCCGTAATCTTCGTCCGGCATCAGCAGGCGCCATTTCAGGGCCCGGGGTAATTCGGTTTCCTGCGCGCGGGTAAAACTGATGTCCTCGGCATTGCGCTCGGTGCTCACCAGCGTGTCGGCGGCGATCTGGGCCACGGCAGGACGACCGCGCGGCACGAAACGCAACTGGCCGCCGGTCTCGACGACGTCGAAGCCATAGAACTGTGCCAGGGGGGCGATCGACGCCCGGGCGCTCTCTATCGCGGTGATGGCATAGCCCGGCACGGTGGCTGCCAACTGGCTGACGTCGATCAGGTCGAGCGGCACGCCGCCGGTTTGGCAGAGTTCGCGGACCAGTTCCGCCAACCCGCAACCGCCGATCCGGCCGGTCAGCCAATGCCCCAAGCGATAGTTGTCGATGTCCGACCAGACATCCGATCGCACCGGGAAAGCCGGGTAAGGCCGGGCATCCCATGTCCAGATCGCAATTTCGCCGATGTCGATCATTCGGCCTGAATAGAGGCCAGAGCTCGGGTTCTTCGCCGGGTCATTCCAGTAGGGATAAAGCGCTTCGATATAGCGGCGCTGGACCAGATCATCCTGATAGCCACGCGAAAAGTAGGGCAGCAAGGATTCCGAGGACTTCGGATCGTAGAACACGTTGGGCTGGTTGGTGCCGCGATCGACCGCGGGCGCCCCGGCTTCGGTGAATCGGACCGGTTTCGATTGTGGCACCCAAGCGGTGGGCGATCCGCTTTGCACCCCGCCGGGCCGGTTGAAGTGCTGGTTCAGCCACCAGCTGCGGATGTCCTTGGTCCGAAACACCCACGGCTTGCCATAGGCGCCGTCGGTGACTGGCGTCCGGGTCTGCGCCGCCCGGTCGGCATCGGAGGCATAGAACCAGTCGAACCCCTCGCCGCCCCCGATGTTGGACTGCAGATAGGGCAGGTCATAGATCGCGGGCCATCCTGCCAGGGCGTCGAGATGCTGATCGCCGTCGCGCCAATCTGACAGCGGCATATAGTTGTCGATGCCCACGAAATTGATGTTTGCATCGGCCCAGAGCGGATCGAGGTGGAAGAACAGATCGCCCGAGCCGTCTTTCGGCTGATGGCCAAAGTATTCCGACCAGTCAGCGGCATAGCTGAGTTTTGTGCCCGATCCCAAGACCGACCGGCATGCGGCGGCGAGGCTTTGCAGGGCCGTGACGGCTGGATAGGTGCTGGCGCCCGATCGGATCTGGGTCAGCCCACGCAATTCGCTGCCGATCAGGAAAGCATCGACGCCGCCAGCGGCCACACAGAGGTGGGCATAATGCAGCATCATCCGGCGCAGGCCCCAGTCGCTGGGCGATCCCGCCCATGACACCGCCGTGCCCGACACCGCAAAATTGCCTGGCACCGCTGCGCCAAAAAACGCTGACACTTGGGTGGCCGCCGCACCGGTCTTATCGACAGTTCCGGTGAAGCCAGCAGCGGGCGAACAGGTGATCCGGCCCCGCCAAGGATACTTGGGCTGGCCCAGCGCCGCGGCATTGTTGGAATAGGGGTTCGGCAGCGTGTTGGCCTCGGGCACATCCATCAAGATGAACGGATAGAACGTCACCCGGAAGCCGCGTGCTTTCAGTTCCTGAATGGCCTGCACGACCGAGAAATCGCTCGGCGTGCCGCCATAGGCCGGGCTGCCGCTGATCTGCGAGACCACATAGGCCGCACCGCGGGCCACACCGTTCACCAGCCAGAGTTTTGGCGCAGTCACTTTGGTGGCGGATTCCACGCCTGGCCTGATCTGGCAGGAGCCCGCCCGCAGATCAGTCCCAAACCACGCCACCACCAGCGACACCGATTTGCAGTTCGGGGCCGTGGCTTCCAGCTGATCCAATGAGGTCAGGAAATCGCATTGCCCGCCGGTGGAATTGACGTTTTCGGGAAGGACTGATCCACCGCTGACAGTTCGGGTGATCGGCTCGGTAGCATAGATGAACTCGCCCGAGGACGGGATCATGTTGACGGCTGTCAGCAATTGCTCGGCGCTGTCGGGTTCTTCAGAGGGGCGATAAACCTCGAACGAAAGCTGCGGCAGCCGGTTGCCAAAGATCGCGAGCGGCAGGTTTTCGAACACGATATAGGCCGTGCCGCGATAAGCCGGGGCAAGCCCGGCGCCCATCGTGGCCTCGATGAACGGGTCGGGCATCTGGGTTTCCGTGCCGCGGTGCAGGCGCCAGATCGCACCCGGCACATCGAAAGTGCTGCCATCAGCCCAAATGCGGCCAATCCCGCCGATCGGCCCGGTCGCGATCGCCACGGCGATGCTGGCGAAATAGCTGTATTCCTCGACAACAACCCCGCCACCGCCGCCCTTGCCGCTGCCGCCCTGGCGGGTCTCGGTGTATTCCTCCCGGAAATCGGTGGCCCAGATGATATTGCCGCCGACCCGCATCCGGCCATAGATGCGCGGGATTACCGCCCCCTCGGTGGCGCTGGTGACGCGTAATTCATCCAGCCGAGCGCCTTCCTGCCGCTGGTCGGGCGCAAAGGAGGCGATGATACGGGAATCGATCGCCGTGCCGATCAGCGAACCGATGCCGCCGCCGATGACTGCACCGGACAGGCCAAGGATGCTGCCGCCAAAGCCCGCGCCCAGCGCCGAGCCGATGCCGCCGAGAAGGATTGCTGCCATGGTGGTTACTCCGGATAGTGAAACGCGAAGGCCGCCTTGCGCGCCCAGATCGGGCTCCAAGGCTCTTCAATGACACCCGCGCCCTCGTAGGCGTGGATCAGCCCGTTCTCGCCGCGAATGCCGCAGTGTTTGGCCGGGGCACCGCGCGCCATGCGGAACAGGATCAGCGAGCCGGGCCCGGCTGTGGCGATCGGGATTTCCAGCAGGAAGCGGCGGGCTGCCTCGGCCAGCACTTCCGCCCCACCTGCCTCGCCCCAGTCGCGGGTGTAAGGCGGCGGCGTCACTGGTTCCGGGCCGTGGAGATCGCGCCAGACGCCGCGGGCAAGACCAAGGCAATCGCAACCGGCCCCCAGCACGCTGGCCTGATGCATATAAGGTGTGCCGAGCCACAGCCGGGCGGCCGTAATCACACGATGAGGGGTGCCGGTCATAGTGGTTGCCCCGAACTGCCATCGCCTTGCGTTGGATAGCGCACGATGGTGTCGTCGCCCGGGATCGATGGGAAGCCTCGGAAGTTCACGCTATTGCCAAACTTGGCACCGCAGGTCGCGAACTGCTTGTCGCAGCCCGCCTGGATGAAAAACCCATCACCCGGAGCTATCGACCGCACAGGGGCCTCGATCAGGGTGATCTGCGCGACACCTGCCGCAACAGAATGGATCGACACTTCGGCCCGCCGCCCGGCATTGGCGCCGCTGGTCC